GTCGCGGCGGCACCGAAGTCGGCATTGCCCGTGCGCGTGATATCGTGAACGGTCGAAATCTGTCCGAGGATACCGTCAAGCGGATGTACAGCTTCTTCGCTCGCCATGAGGTCGACAAAGAAGCACAGGGCTTCCGGCCAGGCGAGGACGGTTACCCTAGTAACGGGCGGATCGCTTGGGCGCTCTGGGGCGGCGATGCTGGCAAAGAATGGTCTGATGCCATCGTCGATGATCTCGAGGGTGATGACGACGATGAAGAGGGCGAAAGAATGGCTCAAAATTCTTCGACGAGAGCTGATCCTGACGGATTGAAGGTCGGCGACTTCGTGCAGTGGAATTCGTCAGGCGGCCTGGCCCGTGGGCAGATTGAGCACATCATGCGTGAAGGCACGCTAGGCATACCTGACAGCGAGTTCTCGATCGAGGCGAATGAGGATGATCCGGCTGCTTTGATCCGCATCTTTCGGGATGGTGAGCCTACCGAGCGGCTCGTCGGACATCGGTTCTCGACGCTGACGAAGATCCGTCCTCTTCGTTGGGCTGAGATGCGGCCATACCCGAATGAGCATGCCGCACGCATCCGCGATCCTAATCTTTTCGATGATTTCCGTCGCGAGAATGACGCTGGCGGTAACGGTGTCGACTTCATCTATGGCATCAAGGATGCGGGATCAGAGATCCAAGCGATTAGGTTCGACAAGGACATCTTCACCGTCGCGGAGGCCCGTGCTTGGTTAGAGCGCAATGAGTTCGAGCCGATCGAATTTGAGCCGGCGATCGGGTCGGACGACCGCTCTATGCAAGATGCCGGTGCATCTGCTATGATCGCCGCCGACGCAAAGGACGCTGCGATGACCGAAGAGACAGATATCGAGGCCGACACCCGCTACTCGCGCGAGAAAATCGAGACGCGCGCGATGGCGATGGAAGAGGCTGTCGTCGATGGGGACACTCGTCGGGTGAAGATTGCCGTCTCTTCTGAGGAACCGGTAGAGCGCAGCTTCGGAATGGAAATTCTCGACCACGCGGAAAGCAGCATTGATCTGTCTTTCCTGAAGAGCGGTCGGGCGCCTCTGCTTCTGGATCACGATCCGACGAAGCAGATCGGCGTTGTGGAATCGGTCAGCTTGGATGGCTCGGCCCGCCGTCTGCGGGCGACTGTTCGTTTCGGGAGAAACGGGCTTGCCAAAGAGGTGTTCGATGACGTGACTGATGGCATCCGGGGGAATATCTCGGTCGGCTATCAGATCAACAAACTGTCCAAGGCCGGCGAAAAGACCTATCGCGCCGTGTCTTGGATGCCTATGGAAGTTTCCGTGGTTTCGATCCCCGCCGACAGGACAGTCGGTGTTGGTCGCGCGGCGGCAGACGACCTGACCACCCTGAAAGTTGAACCCCAAATCAAGGAGGCCAATATGGCTGACATCGATCTGGAAGCGGTCAAGGCCGAAGCTGCCCGCACCGCTGCCAAAGACACCGCCGAGATGTACCGTCTCGCCGGCAAGCATCAGAAGCGCGAACTCGCCGACAAGGCTGTCGCGGAAGGCCGCTCGCTGGCCGAGTTCCGTGGCATGCTCCTGGACGCGATCGGCGACAAGCCGCTCGACTCGCAGGAAGTTGGCCTGACTAGCAAAGAGGTGCGCCATTTCTCGCTGATGAATGCGATCCGCGCGATGGCAAACCCGACCGACCGTCGGGCGCAGGACGAAGCGCGTTTCGAGTTCGAGGCGTCTGCTGCGGCGCAGCGTGTGCTCGGCCTTGAGGCTCGCGGCCTGATGATCCCTGCGGACATCCTTCGCAACTGGGGCAAGCGTGACATCAACACCACGGATGACTCGGGCCTCATCGCTCAGGACTTCCGTGGCGGCGATTTCATCGACGTTCTGCGGAATGCGTCGTCGGTGATGCAGGCTGGTGCGACCATGCTGACGGGCCTTAAGGGCAACGTCGCAATCCCGAAGAAGACGGCGGCCTCGACGGCTGGCTGGATTTCGACGGAAGGCGGCGCTTCGTCTGAGTCGGAGCCGACCTTCGGGCAGGTCACGATGACGCCGAAGACCCTCGGCGCGTTCACTGACATCACCCGTCTGATGATGATGCAGTCCTCGCCCGACATCGAGGCTCTGATCCGCAATGATCTGAGCACCGGCATTGCGCTGGCGATCGACGATGGTGCGCTGGAAGGTTCTGGTTCTTCGGGTCAGCCGACGGGCATCAAGAACACCTCTGGCGTAAACAAGCCGTCCTCGTTTGCGGCTGCTGTTCCGACCTTCGCCGAGGTCGTTGCTCTCGAGACCGCTGTCGCCGAGGACAACGCTCTGCTCGGCAACCTCGCCTACATTCTTCCGGCGTCCATGTACGGCGCTCTGAAGACTGCGGTGAAGGTCGCCTCGCAGGCGCAGTTCATCGTCGAACCGGGCGGAACGATCAACGGGTATCGCTCGATCGTGTCGAACCAGGTCACCTCTGGCGACCTCTACTTCGGCAACTTCAGCGACCTGCTCATCGGCATGTACGGCGGCCTGGACATCACCGTCGACCCGTACACCTCGTCGAACACGGGCACCGTTCGCATCGTCGCGCTTCAGACGGTCGATGTGGCTGTTCGCCATGCTGTCAGCTTCGCCTACAACAACGACGGCGTCTGATGGTACTGAAATGGAATGGGGGCGGCTTAGACCGCCCCCAATCTTACCCGGAGGGGAAGATGCCCTACTTGGTGATGAAGTCCTGCGTGTTCTCTGGCGGCACTCTGAGCGCCGGCGACATCGTGGAAATCGATAACAAAGAGGCGGCGGGCCTGATCGCAATGGGCCGCATCCAGAAGCACGACGGTCCTGTCGAGCAGCCCGTCGAGACGAACCGCATGGCCGCCCCCAAGGCCAAACGGTCGAAGTAGGTTCAGATGCCGCTGCCGCTGCTCACCGATCTCGTCTACATCTTCAACGCGGATGAGTTCGGCGTCACTGTCACGCGCATTAGAGCGAACTTCACGTCACAGACGACCTTCATCGGTATCTTCGACAACGAGACGGTGCCGGTGGAAACTGGCGGCTTTGTGCCTGTGCATCAGGAGCAGCCTCGGGTGAGTTGTCGCACGTCTGATCTAACTGATCTGGCCGAGGGCGACATTTTCAAGATTGCTGGCATCGAGTACGTTGTGAAGAGTTGGGTGCATGATGGCACTGGCGTCACCGACGTAAACCTGGAGAAGGTCTGATGTCGCATGTCCGTCGCCAGATCAGGGACAAAGTCACCGACATCCTGAAAACCGGCGTTTCGCTCGTCCGCAGGCGCGTTCTTGCGTCGCGGGTCTATCCGCTCACGGCGGCAAACATCCCGGCGGTTCTGGTGTACACTCGATCGGAGGGGTCAGGGCTTCTGTCGTTCGGGCCGGCCAAGTCGCTTGATCGGCGCCTGTCTCTCTCGATAGATGTGTATGTGAGAGCGACGGAAACATTCGACGATGATCTTGATGCGATCTGCGTGCAAGTGGAAGAGACGATTGCCGCGAACTTTACGCTGGATGGTCTGGCGAAAGAGGCCGTCCTGACGGGAACCGAGATCGACTACAGTGGCGAGGCAGAGCAGCCTGTGGCTGTCGCCCGCTTAACTTACGCTATCCGATATGTTACCACTATCGGAGACGTGGAAACGGCCACATAGGAGGCATTCGCTATGGCTACTCACGCAGGAAGCGAGGGAACCGTTCGGGTCGGCGCGAACGCCGTTGCCGAGATCCGTTCCTACTCGATCGAAGAAACGGCTGACACCCTCGAGGACACCTCGATGGGCGATGCTGCCCGCACCTACCTTCCGTCTCTGACGACCTTCACCGGCTCGCTTGACGTGCTTTGGGATGAGACCAACACGACTGGACAGGGTGCTCTTACTATCGGGGCGACCGTCACCCTGAACCTTTATCCAGAGGGCAACACGTCTGGAGACACCTACTACACGGGCAGTGCCATCGTCACCGGCAGAACGATCTCGGCGTCTTATGACGGCCTGGTCGAGATGTCGATCAGCGTGCAAGGCACTGGCGCTCTGACGCAGACGACGGTGTCTTAATGTCGTTGCTGGCAAAGCAGATCGCCGCGAAGCTAGCCGAGCGTGAGAAGCTGCATGTTGACGTTCCAGAGTGGGGCGAGCCGGATAAGCCGGTTCGCCTCTACTTCGACAAGTTCAACATCAGGGACATGTCGAAGCTGCAACGGAAGTACAAGGATTTCGCCACCAATCCGACCCTAGACGCGATGGTCGACGCGATCATCGCCAAGGTGGAAGACGAGCATGGCGAGAAGGTCTTCACGATCGAAGACAGGCCGACGCTGATGGGCGCAGAGGTCGGCACCATTGCCATGATCTTCGGCGCTGTCTTCAACGGCCCGACTTTCGAGGAACACGAAAAAAACTGAGAAGCGACCCATTCCGGCTCAATCTCGTTGCGTTGGCTGACAGGCTTGGCAAGACCATCGCGGAGATTGAGGAAATCTCGATGGACGAGTACAATGAGTGGGTCGCATACTTCAGCGTGATCGCGGAGCGTCAGAAAAATGGCAAATGACATCAACATCTCGGTTGGAGTGTTTGCCGGCGACGCGCTTCGCGATCTCGCTCGGGTGCAGAACCAAGTTCAAAGCGTCGGGAACAAGATCAACAGCACGACGCGCGTTCTGAACCAGCATGCTACTGCCTACAACCGCACTGCGGTCTCCACGAACAAGTGGGCAAAGGGCGCACTACAGCAGACCGGCTATCAGCTTGGCGACTTCTTCGTCCAGGTGACGAACGGCACCAGCGCGATGCAAGCGTTCGGTCAACAGGGTTCGCAGATCCTCGGGGTGTTCGGTCCAGTCGGAGCGATCTTGGGCGCCGCTGTCGCGATTTTCGCCGCTCTCGGAGTTGCTGCTGAGAGATCTGGGCAGGAGATGTCGCAGTTCGCGGTTCTGTTGGGTTCTCTGCAAGCGCCTGCGGAAGCGGTTGTTTCTGCATTCAGAGAGATAGGCATCTCATTCGGGAATGTCTCCAAGTTTCTAATCAGCAACATCGACACGATGATCATCGCGGCGGGGCTTTTCGCCGGGAAGTTCCTCATCGTGAAGGCGGCTGTAGCCGCTTACGCAGCGATCACGGGGATGGCTACAACTGCGACTATCGGTCTTGGTGTCGCGGTGAAGGCCGTCGGAGCGGCGCTCATGCGCTTTCTTCCGATCGCGATCATCTTAACCTTGGCGAAGGTGATCGAGATGTTCCTGCGCCTGAAGGATGGCGTCGGCGGCTTCGGCAACGCCTTCAGACTTCTTGGCGACATGATGCGCGAAGTCATGCTCAGGATGGTGATCGGCTTCGAGGGTCTGCATTGGTCATGGATCTCCATGACCACTGGCTTTGCGATCGCATGGAAAAAGATGTTGATCGAAATCCAAGCAGGTTTCGCTGATTTCCTGCACAAGACCGCTCGGGTCATCGATCAGATCCCAGGCATGGATGAACTGTACTTCAAGATCGGAAACGCTGCGATCATGGCTGGCGCGAACGTCTATGAGACCAAGTCTCAGATTGACGGTCTGCGATCAGCTATGGAATTCGCGGGCGAGACAGCTTCTGGCGCATTTAAGGACATGGGCGCGCCTCTCGAGACCATGAAAC